CGCGGGCCGGCGACGGGGCCGCTGTCGAAGGTGCCGAAGCGCCTGCGCGGGGCGACGAACCCGGGGAACATCGGGAACGAGTGGGTCTACCAGCGCTTCGTCGACGAGAGCACGCGTCGCGAAGGCGCCTTCTTCGTCCCGGCCTTCGCGGCCGACAACCCGCACCTCGACAACGAGTCGTACCAGAAGATGCTCGAGGGCCTCGACGAGGAGTCGCGCGCCCACCTTCGCGACGGATCTTGGAAGCGCAGTCAGAGCAACCTCGTGTACCCGTTCAATCCTGTCAAGAACATGGCCCCGATCGGGTACAAGTACTCTGGGCCCATCATCCTTGGGATCGACTACGGCTTCAGTGACGCCTGCGCCTTCGTGGAGGTTGGGTGGGAGGGGAACACCACGATCGTCCTTCGCGCCTACCAGGAAGAGGGCATGACGCCCACGCGTGCCGCGGAGCACGCGGAGAAGTGGGAGAAGGAGCGCGGAGGGTACTACGCGATCGTCGGCGACGGTGGCGGGCTCGGGAAGGGCTACGTCGAGGAGACGAACGAGCGCGGGAACGTCAGGGTGGAGCTCGCGGAGAAGAGCCGGAAGCAGGCCTTCATCCGGTTCATGCGCGCGGACATGGAGCGCGGGCTCGTGCGGCTCATGCCTGATGCGAAGCCGCTGCAGCTCGAGTGGGAGAAGCTGCCGTGGAACGAGGGGCGCACCGACTACGCGGCGGGGTTCTCTGACCACCTGGCGGATGCTGCGCTCTACGCATGGCGCGCCTCGCCGGCCTACGCGCACCGGAACCCGTCCGAGGAGAAGGTGCCGACGGAGGAGGAGCGCGAAGACATCGCGCTCGCCAAGATGGACGAAGAGATGTTCAGCGACGCAAAGGAAGGACGGAACGCATGGATGAAGAAGATCGTTCGCGGGAGCCGGTAAGCACGAATACAGAGATCGATACGCCGGACTACACTGGCATAGCGATCGAGAGCATGGTTCGCCTCGTCGCCGTCATGCGGAAGCTCGGCGTGGTCGAGTACAACGGCATCAAGCTCGGGCCGCCGCCGGACGAGCGCGAGGTGGTGGCCGAGCTCGAGGCGAAGCTCGAGGAAGAGGTCGGGGAGGAAGAGCGCGCGCGGTTGCGCCATGTCAAGTACTGGTCGAAGATGGTGCGCGGCTCGGGCGCCGGGATTCCCTCGTGCACCCCGCCGTGCGCATGCGGTAGGAGGTAGGCGTCATGGAAGAGAGACACGAGTCGTGGGCCGACAAGAACGATGACGAGGTGGGCGTCGCCCTGTCGAACGTCGTCACGCGCATCCTTGGCGAACAGGGGGAACGCAACGCCGAGCGCATGGTGCTCGACGCGCTCTACGACGGGTCTCTCCTCCGCACCATGACCGGGCAGAACGAGCTCGCGGGCGTCGACGCCGTGCCGCCGAACATGCTGTCGATCAACGTGGTGAAGACGATGGTCGACGCGTGCACCGCGCGCGTGGCCGCACGGAACCCTCCCAAGGCCGTCTTCTCCACGCTCGGCGCCACGTGGTCCGACCAGATGCGAGCGAAGCGCATGAGCCAGGGGCTCGAGGGCGCCATGGTCGACCAGAAGGGCCCGACGAAGCACGTCCGGGCCTTCCGTACGGCATGCATCTTCGGCGACGGGGAGATTCTGACCGAGCGCTGGGACGACCGCGTCCGCATCGTGCGCGCCCTCCCCGGCGAGTTCTTCGTCGACGAGCGCGAGTGCGTGCGCGACGAGCCCCGAAGGCTGTACCGCAAGACGCTGGTCGACAAGGCCGTCCTGGCGAGCGCCTTCCCGAAGAGTCGCAAAAAGATCCTCATGATGAACCGCGACACGTTCGCGACGGACGAGCTCATGTGGGGGCTCGACCGGAACACGGACGGGCTCGTGGTCGTGGAGGCGTGGAGCCTCCGCTCGAGCCGCAAGGCGAAGGACGGCCGCTACGTCTGCATCGTCGGAGAGGAGCTGCTCGAAGAGCTCGAGTACGAGCGCGACAGGTTCCCCGTGAGCCGCATGTCGTGGTGCCCGCCCGAGGTCGGCTGGTACGGCACGAGCCTCGCGAAGGAGCTCATGCCGATCCAGCTCGAGATCAACGATCTCATGGACCGCATCAACGACGCGCAGAAGGTGGTCGCCGGCAAGTGGTTCGTGGAGCAGCAGTCGCGCGTGAACACCTCGCACCTCACCGACGAGCGAGACGGGATCGTGATGTACCGCGGCACGCAGCCGGTCTACGTCACGCCGAACGCGATCCCTCCGCAGATGTACGAGCACCTGTGGAACCTCTGGCAGAAGGCCTTCGAGGTGACGGGAATCTCTCAACTCTCGGCGAGCTCGATGAAGCCCGCGGGCCTGAACAGCGGAGTGGCGCTGCGCGCGTACCGTGATGGAGAGTCGGAGAGGTTCGCGACGAAGGCTGCCGACTACGAGGCGATGGTGCTCGATACGGCGCGCAACGTCGTGTACGAGCTGAACGCGCTCGCCGAGGACGACCCCGAGCTCACGGTTCGCTACGTGGGCAAGGAGGGTGCCCGTGCCATCGTGTGGGCGGAGACGAAGCTCGAGGAGGCGTCCTACGACTTGCAGATCCAGGCCGTGTCAGGCATGCCCAACACGCCCGCGGCCCGCCTCGAGTTCGTCGAGCAGCTCGCCAAGATGCAGGTCTTCGAGCCGCGTGCGCTGGCGAAGATGCTCGGCTCAGGGATCCCTGACATCGAGTCGATCGTCATGGAGGCCAACGCGGCCGAGGAGCTCACGCGAGGCATCATCACGGCCATCGTGGAGGACGGAGAGTTCTCCGCGCCGGAGCCGGAGATGCAGCTCGACATCGCGCTCACCGTGGCGCAGCAGATGTACTTGGACTTCCGGCGCCGCGGGGCGTCGGTCGACGATCTGACAGAAGTGGCTCGATGGATCGCGCTTGCGGCGAAGATGATCGAAGCCAAGCAGCCGCCTCCCCCTCCTCCGCCCATGCCGGGCGCGGGCGGGCCGGAGGGGGGACCGCCGCCGCCGCCTGAAGGAGGAATGTGATGGATCCGGACACGAACGAAGAGACGACGGAGACCGAGGTCGAGTCCGTGGACGACGAGGGGCTTGGGGACCTCTCCGAGCTCGAAGGGGCTCTCGAGGCCGACAAGCGGGACGGCGACGAGGAGGTCGAGGGGCAGACGGAGAAGGCGCCCGCGGCCCCGAAGGAGCCGGCCCCCGGGACGCCCGAGGCTCGTGCGAAGGAGCGCGAGGCCCGCGCGCTGGCAGCGGAAGAGGCTCGGGAGCGGAAGCGTGAGCTCGCGAAGCTCTCCGAAGCGGAGAACTACATCGAGCGGGTGAGGGCAGCGGAGCAGCGTCGGCAGGCCGAGCTCGACGCGCGGGAAGCCCAGCTCCGGTCGATGGAGGGGGAGGCCGCGCAGATGCGCGAGAAGCTGCTCGAGGCCGTCCGGAAGGGCGGGCTGGGGGCGCTCGAGGCCTTGGGGCTCGACCTGGCCACGCTGCAGGCGGAAGAGATCGAACGCCTGGACCCGGTCGCCAAGACCTCGAAAGAGGCGCAGCGCGCGCTCGCCGAGCTGAACGAGCTCAAGGCGCAGCTCAAGGCGGAGAAGGAGGAAGCCGCCCGGATGCGGGAGGAATCCTCGCGGCAGGCCCGGCAGCGGCAGGTCGAGGAGCAGCGGTTCAACGAGCAGCGGACGCTCATCTCCTACGCGGCGCAGGCGGAGAGCGTGCCGCCCACGGTGGCCCGTTTGGCGCGGTCCGCGGAGAGCAATCCGCTGGCCCGTAGGACCCTGATCGAGGCCGCGGACACCTTCGCGGAGGCCTACTACGAGGTGAACGGGACGCTCCCGGTCATGAAGGAGCTGGTGGTCGGGCTTGACGAGCTGCTCGACTTCGCCCATGCTCCCTCGAACGGCATGGCCCAGGCGGCGGGCGGCACGAGAGGTCAGGCGAGGACCGGACGGACAATGGCATCACCCGCGATGGCCATGCGTGACAGCGCCCCACGGCAACTCTCCGACGAGGAGAGGGAGCAAGAAGAGCTCGCCGAGTTGGAGCGATCGATCAAGCTGGATCTGTCGAGGTGACGCCGAAACCATTCGGAGCGTCACATGGCCCTCGGGCAAGCAACCACCACCACGATCGACAAGCTTCTCAAGATCCGGTACCCTCAGTCCAAGATCCACGAGATGGCGTACAAAAACGCCGCTCTTCTCGGAACGATCAAGAAGGACAAGAAGTTCGGCGGGAAGAAGACCAGCATCACGGTCAACTACGGCCGGAGCCAGGGATCGGCCAGCTTCGCCAAGGCCCTCGCGAACGTGACGTCGGACGACGACGTGGCGTTCGAAGTCACGAGGGTGCGCGACTACCACATCATGAAGATGTCTTCGGAGGCGATCGAGGCCTCCCAGGACAACGCGTCGGCGCTGGCGAAGGCCTTTGACCGCGCGCACAAGAACGGGCT